CCACTTTGTGCCAGGAGGCGCATCAAGAGAAGAGCTTGATCCAGACCATCCTTCAAAGACGCTTGCTGGCAACGTAAAAGTACGAAACGTGCCTAGTTGATCAAGGTAATCGTTTAAAAAAGATTCCGCCGATGCGTCTTCAACATTGGAATAAGACAAACTCAACGTGGCGTTAACACGTCGTGATCCATAGAGAATCCGCACCTCTGCGCCAGATTGCGAGTTATACGCTTTGCTAGGAAAATTTCCTGGCGTGAATTGGCGGCCAGTTGGCGTCAAAGATGGAAATGCCATCACTCAATGATTGTAAAGTTTGATTCAGTCAGAACGTCTTTAGCCACAAGGCTAACTCCAGAGGCGTCAGTCGGCACCTCCACAGCACTGATCGACACTAGGCCATCCTCTTCAATCGTCAGCTGCTCAACCTGGAAAACGCTGTAATCGGTACTTGGTGACAGCAAAGTAAACAAGGAACCATAAAGACTTGAATCTATAATCTCATTGTTTATTACGTTCAAGTTTGTCTCAATAACCTCTTGAGTTGATGGTTTGTAAACCAATGCTGTGTAACTACCATCTGCAACGTCAGAAATAGTTTGCAAAGTCCCGGCATCTGTTATCGCACCATTAGCGGCAGAATTATATGTAGCGGCTTCTGTAATAACTCGAATATAGGAACCAGGCTGTACACCTAAAGCATCAGGCACTGTTTTGAAGCTGATCGTTTTGCTGACTCGCCGCCGTGTACTCAATAAGAACTGAGCTGTCCGCAGGGCTTGTGATCGATTCGTACAAAACTCACTTAAGTCAAAAGCTTGTTCAGTTGATGCTGTCGTTATGTCTGCAAAGTGAACTAAAGCCGTTGCCTGATAAGGCAGATCATTCTCTTTTGTGACCCGGTAAGTGACAAGCGCACTTATGTCAGAGCGTTGCGCAATGTCAATGTATTGAAGCTGAAACGTATCTTCAATAATGTTTCCAGCCGTAAAAACTTGATCAACCTCAATTGGGTTTAAACTGATTTTAAAATTTGAATCAAACGGAAGCGCGGGCATCATTCCAAAACGCCCGTTTTTAATCGTAAACGCGCAAAGTTGCAACGAAGCATTATCATACAAAAAACTGCGAAAACTTTCGCTGTCTTCTAAAACACCATCAAAGAAGATCTGATTTGCATCTAAAAAATGTGCTGTAGTTCTCAAAGAATCTTCATCAATTAACTCATCTGGAACAACTCTGCCGACGCCTTGAGATTTGTTTTTTAACAAGTAGAAGACAAGATCTGCCAGCAAGTTGCTTGGCCCCTCTCCGCCTCCAATCAAACGCGTAACGGGGATGCCAGATGCTGACCACAGACGCATCTGACTAACTTCAGCAATTTGACCGCTGGATTTGACTGAAAATCCAACTGTAGACATGCCGCCGTATTTCACTAAATCAGCGTTCTCTACAAATTCGTTGACGTACACAATTTTATGCTCAGGGCCAGAATCATTTGATTTTGTAAGTTCAAGATAATAGCTTAAGTCTGAACATTGAGTAAATTGTTCAAACTCTCGTTCTCCGGTGCGAACTTGGTCGTCAGGAAGAAGCTCGACTTCTGACACTTCCATGTCGAAGGTTATTTGGGTATATTCGTTTGATGAATTGTCATTATTTCTAACCCATACCCTAAAAGGATTATTTCTGTCAATGCCTTGAATGATCGAGAAAGGATCGCCTACTTGAAACTCTCCCGTTGCTCGTACAACTTTAAATGTTGGATTTTTGTAAATGTGGCGTGGATCTTGCTGGTCGTCAGTTGTTAGATTGGCTTCGTCATATATAGAGTTAAAATTAAAATCAGTTGGCCGATTTAGTCCAACTGTAGCAGAAACAGTTACAGTAATTGTTTTGCCGCTTCCAAGGTTAACCGTAACGGGGTCAGAAACAGGCCGGTCAAAAGTTTGTCGATCTCTAGCGTCTCCTAGCAATTCATGCAAGAAAGCTGCTTGCTTTAAAAACACGCTACCGTTTGAAGTTTCTCTTATAAGTACAACAGCGGTTGGTTTTTTGGTGTCAACAATATTTCCGGCTGCTGCAGGATTAGTTGTCATTTCTGGGCTGACTTTAATTTCTTGAACATTTACGATGCGGCCTTGAGTTCTTAGCTCAAAATCGCCATACGCAGTTGTTCTTGTTCTTGATACTTCACCGTTACCTTCAATTCGGCTGTTTTTTGTATAAGGTGTGCCAAAAGAAGCATCTAAAATTAAAACTTCAGTTCCTGCTTTAGAATTCAAAGCAACATCAGTACCAGACCTAGGAACAAATTTGTATTCATAATATTCATCATCGTTAAGCGGTTTAATTCTTATATAGTTATTTTGGCTTATAGGAGCACTGCCCTGCACGCACAAAAGCAGTGGAATTGGTTCATACTTCTCTTCGTTTTTGTCGTATTTTTTTACCGGTCGCACATGAATAGAAAAGCAAGATGACCGCTTAAAATACTTATCCATGCGCGGTGTTTGAAGCTGTATGTCATCTTCGTCTAATTCAAAAAGACGATTAGGCGTAGGAACTGAATTAAAGTTGCAAAGGTTTGATGATTTATTAAATACTTGACTTTGGATCCCAACCTCAATAACTTTAGCGTCTCTGCGGACAGGGCGAATGCTTGCAATGTTCACTTTGCAAAGATTAAAATACGCTTCGTCGCAATGAGTTGTTTCATCAAAACTACCACCTTCATACCCGCTCAAACTTTGTCTTACAGCATCTGTCCCAGCTATTCCAATACGTCTATTTCCAAAAATTTCAACACATTCCAAGTTTATTTTCATGCGCCCTTCTCTGCCCTGAGTAACTGATGTGACCACCCATATACTTGCATTTATCATCCAACGCGATCCAACAACTAGAAGATCAGCAGTTTTTTCTGTCCAACCTTTAGCAGAATTTATTAAATCATTTAGATCTAATTCGGTTCCAACAAAACCATTCTCACTATCTTTGACAAGTTCATTAAATTTCTCTGTAATGCGATCATCGATGGTCAAACCATTTGAATCTTGAGCTGCAAATTCATCAATTTCAAAAACAACATTGTCGCCTATGTTAGCGGTATATTCTGCTTTTTTTGATGTTGCGGTGCCGTTGTATGTAGTCAGACCCATGCAACGTGAGTAAGAACGGCCAACGCCTGGCTGACCTACTTCGGAACCTGCTTCATGCAGCACATCTGCGTCTGTGCCAGCAATTTTTCTGCGTTTGCTTTGTATTTCTTTGCGGGCAGATCGATTCTCGGACCCAAGAGTTGCTACAAAAGGAGCACTGATTACTTCCCAATTGAATCGATAAGCGGTCCCGTTGTGAATAGCATTACTTGCACCAAACGTAGTGTCGCCGCTTGGCGTGTAAGCCATTGAAGAATTTCTACCATCAAATGTATCTGTCGGAGTTCTAAAAATTGGTCTCCCTACTGTGCCAGTAGCGCCAGGTCCTTGCGTCCCGTGCAAAAGGTTTGATTCTTTAGGACGATTGCCAGCCTTATTCGATGAAAAATAAAAAGCATATTCTTTCTCGTGCAATGCATTTAACGCGGAAGTTCCAAGCAAAATGCCGCCAAGGTCAGGATTATCTAGGCCAAACTCACCAGCGATATAGATACCTTCATAAGCCTGAAAAACACCGTACGCGTAAAGCCTTGACCACACTAACGCAGGAGCAATAATTAAACCGCCAGTAGGCTCATTATCTTGACCAATCCCACGATTGCCAAACGGTATGGGTATTGGTTGATTTAACTCTGCCAAACTCGCAACGTTGTCAAAATTAGTTGTTTGATTGAAACGAGTTGGGCCAATCTGATCAGCAAGTTTTTTGCCTTTTACCTTCGCTTGATCTTGCGGTTGATTTTTAGGAGCTAGCAAGGTGCTAGCCGCAGTCAAAGCAACGCCAATTGCTATCTGTATTAAAAAAGGTGCAGCAGGTGCGTTTACTACATCGGGAATCTGGTCATACTCTGCTGGACGCACACGCTGTCGCAGCATTGCATGGCGAATCAGTTCGCGATATTCCTCCTCACTACATCCAACCGCTTGTATCAGGGCTTTTTCATACGGTAAGAGCGGCGGATTGAAAGGCTTGCCACCGGTTTCCAATCCACTGCGGAAAGTGAATTGTTGATGTAAAGGACGCCCTTCTGCCATAAGACTCCGAAGGCCATTGGCCTCACGCTAAGCAATACCATGTCGCCATCATAACTGGGGCTAACAAGCCGGTCACAATACAAATCAAGTTGCTGAAGCACTTGTCGTGGGCTCATGTTGTACCAATCAGCCTGTACGCCTGGATTGTCTACTCCTAATAAATCCAGTGCATCAAAGACAAGATGAATGCAATCGTCGCTTCCGTATTTGTATTTACGTCCGATTAACTGACTACACATTCACCTGAGCTGTGAAAGGAATGTTTCCAACTTGATCACGACTAAGCCGACGCCCTGGAACATTTGCTTGTACAGCATCAAGGACAGAATTCAACTTAATTTGAATTGTTGTTTCATCCCAACTACCAGCAGCACATGCGCCGAAATACTCATAAAGAGTTTGTTCAACCGCAAAGCTCGAAGGGTTCCATAGAACCGTCGAAACTTTTGCCACATAGTTATTATCCAGGGCTTCTATCACAAAACTTCTTGTGATCTCTGTATTTCCAAATTGCAGTGTTGCGTCTAAATTGTCACCTTGCAATGTAGCAATCGCGCCACCAAAACCAAAAGGCAAAAACGAGTACGTTCCAACATTTTGCCCTAGCGCGTAGTTTTGAAAGTTGTACTCATTCAGGCCACCAGAAGGGCCAACATTAAGCAAATGACCAAAAATAAATTCCATCAGATCCGAACCCTACGGCGTACAGCAGGTGAATTTTGCATCGAACCAAGTGCCCTGCGTTCACCTTCACGGGCACCTTGCTGAGCAGCCTGTGCAATGCCAGCCTGGAACTCTGAGGCAGTTACATAGTCAACGCTGTTAATACGTTCCACATTAAAACGCACATCAACAGAACCACCACTACCGCCACCAGCTGCATTTGCGGCTGTCGCGCCTTCATTGTCAGGAATGACGCCAGCACCACGCGAGCCGCGTGAATATCGCGCCATGCTTTCACGCATTTTGCTTTCAGGGATAACGTATTCAGGCTCACCACCTTCGCCAATAACTGCGCTAGTGGGACCGCTGACGTAACCACCTTCAGCCATTCCAAAACCAGGGATGCCCATGGATTTACCAAGGCCACCAATCCCGGCATTTAGGAACATTCCGCCAACTTGCTTCAAAATTCCGGATAAAGACTCCTTTAATGATTTGCTGCCTGTGATTGCGTCTTGGATGCCTTGGACTAGACCGCTTTGAATTGTGCTTCCAATACTTGCGTAAAAATCTTCGATTTTTTTAGCTTCAGCCTTCGCAGCATCAGCTTGTTCTTTTTGTTTTTTGGCTAATTCATCTGCATCTTTTTTACGTTGTTCATTTGCTTGGTTGATTGCTTCGGTCGCATCCTGTGCATCATGCAGCGCCAATGTAGCTAAAATTTCTGCCTCTACCATCTCTTTGGTCTTACCTTCTGAATCTGCGATAATATTTGCAATTTGTATTTGACGTTCAAACTGTTTGCGCTCTTCGTCAGTTAAGGCGCTAGCAAGCAACGTTTGCTGCTCTAATGAGCGAACACGTTCTGCCGAAGATTTTGCAATTTGCTCTAAACGTTTAGCTTCTTTGTCTGCATCAGGATCTGAAGTTGGTGTTGGTGTTGGTGTTGGCGTTGGTGTTGGTGTTGGTTTTGG